AGAGAAGCAGCTGGGTGTAGAATTGCCAGCACCAGATCAGCCAATGCCAGAAGATATCGAGTATCGAATCTCTCGTTTGGTAGCGCCTGCTGCAGCACAACTGTCCGGAAAAGCAGCAAAAGAACAGCAGATGCAACAAAATGAAAAGCAGATGCAAGATCCTTTGATTCAGATTCAGATGCAAGAGCTGCAAATTAAACAGCAGCAGGTACAGCAAAGAGCTGAAGCAGAGATGGCCAAGCTACAGCTAGAAGCTCAGAAAGCTATGGCAAAAGCCCAGCTTGAGCAGCAGAGACTTGATCAGCAATCACAGATCGAACAGGCAAAATTAGGCGTTAAGATATCTGAAACAAACACCAAGGACGAACTTGAAAGCAAAAGAATTGCTTCACAAGAACAAATAGCAGGTGCTAAACTAGGTGTAGATATTGCTAAAGACCTAATGGGTAGGTAATGAAAGACGAAGTAGATATACTTAATTACTTAGTTTCTAATATTAGAAACAGTATGAATGAGATGGCAGATCATATTAGCACTGGTGGGTGTGAGAGTTTTGATGCATACACCAAGTGTTGCGGAATCATACACGGACTAGCGGTAGCAGAAAGAGAGATTCTCGATCTAAAGTCCAAGTATGAGGAAGCGTAGCGACTCTGGGCGTTAACCCAGTGCAGCGACTCTAGGCGCAATCCTAGTGCAACAACTCCGGTTATCCGGTGCAAGAGGTTATCATGACGGAAGTCGTGCAAATGAAAGAGGCGGAAGAGCCTCGCAAGGCAGCTCAGTTGCCTAAGCCGAAAGGCTATAAAATACTGATCGCGTTACCAGACCCCGAAAAGGAATTTGCGGGTGGCATTATTAAGTCTGCCAAAACGATTCAAGATGAAGAGGTCGGCTCACTTGTTGGCATGGTTCTAGAAATGGGGCCGGATTGCTACAAGGATCCAGCGCGGTTCCCCTCTGGCCCCTACTGTTCACCGGGCGATTGGATTCTCATGAGATCTTATTCAGGCACCCGTTTTAAAGTGCATGGAAAAGAGTTTCGATTGATTAACGATGATAGCGTTGAGGCTATCGTTGAAGATCCGAGGGGGATTGTCAAAGTATGAGTAATCAAATGGAAGCGCAAACAGCAGAAGATAAGTTCTTTGGTGTTAAGACTACCTTCGATAAGAAGGCAAAGAAAGCTGAAGAGCAGTCCGATATTGATCTAGAGATTGTTGATGATCGTCCAGAACAGGATCAGCGCCCACAAAAGGCAAAGACTTCTGATGACGATGACATAAGCGATGATGAGCTTGGTCAGTATTCGGAAAAGGTTCAGAAGCGCTTAAACAAACTTAAGTACGACTATCACGAAGAGCGCCGACAGCGAGAAGCAGCCGAGCGCATGCGTGAAGAAGCAGTTCGTGTTGCACAGCAGGTGACTGGCAAAAACCAAGAGTATGAGGCAATTATATCTCGTGGTGAGGCAGCGCTTGTTGGTCAGATACAAGAACGAGCAAAGCTAACACTTGAGCAAGCAAAGAATGCTTATCGTAACGCCTATGAAGAAGGCGACACGGATAAGATTATTGAAACTCAAGAAAGGCTGTATAAAGCCCAATCTGAGTTTTCTGAAGCGGAGAAGTATCGCAACAATCTTGAACAAAGATTTAGAGCGCAGCCTCCTGTTCAGAATAACCAGCGGGTAACCCAACAAGCGGCACAGCAGGTTGCACAGCAACCACAGGTTCCAAGACCTGACCCTGCCGCAGAAGAGTGGGCCAAAGGAAATGAATGGTTCATGAAGCCCGGCCATGAAGAGATGACGGCCTTGGCTTATGGATCGCATACCGCTGCAATAAACAACGGTATTAAAGTAAATTCACAGGAATACTTTGAGTACATTGATAATCGTGTACGCAGTGCATTCCCTGAATATGAATGGCAGGATAAGCGGGTAGATAGCCGTACCGCGTCTGCGACTGCCAATTCTAGGACTTCCTCGGTAGTCGCTCCTTCCTCTAGGAACAATGGAGCAAAACCGCGCAAAGTGCAGTTATCGGCTACTCAGGTTTCTCTCGCCAAGAGACTTGGGTTAACCCCAGAGCAATATGCCAAGCAACTCTTGAAGGAGAACATGTGATGGCTGAAGAGCGCACCCCAAGAAGTAAAGATACGCGTCAAGAAGAAGTACGTCCATCTGATAGCTGGGTACCTGCTTCGATCCTACCAACTCCCGATCATCGGGACGGGTGGGTTCATCGTTGGGTACGAACTAGCACTTTAGGAAACGCTGACAACACTAACGTGTCTAAGATGTTCCGAGAGGGTTGGGAACCATGCAAAGCAGAGGAATATCAAGAGTTAATGGTTCAGTCTGATGTAGGTTCACGCTTTGTGGATAACATCGAGATTGGCGGCCTGTTATTATGTCGAGCGCCAAAAGAAAAAATGGAGTCTCGTCAAAGACACTTTAATCAGGTTGCTGAGAACCAGATGGATTCTGTTGATAACAACTTCTTACGCGAAAACGACCCTCGTATGCCTCTATTAAAACCAGAGCGTAATACGAGAACAACATTTGGCAGGAGTTAACCTCTGGCAAGGGGTGCTCCTAATTAGTAAGGAGGCCTATAATGGCTACCACTGCGACCCCTATGGGTGCGGAACCTACTGATACGCTGAGTGCGAGCGGCTCTTTCACCGGAAAAGTTCGTCACATCAAAGTTGCAAGTGGGTACGGCACCGCTATTTTTTATGGCGATTTCGTCAAGTTAGTAAACACGGGTACAGTTGAGAAAGACACTGGCACTACTACAGCGACACCTGTTGGTGTTTTTGTTGGTTGTGCTTTTACCAGTCCTTCGACTGGCGAGTTAACTTTCTCGCAGTATTTCCCTGCAAGCACAGTAGCAAGCGACATCGTTGCTTATGTTGTTGATGATCCAAACGTGTTGATGCGTATGCAGTCTGATGAGGCTATCGCACAAACAGGCTTGGGCAACAACGCTGCTGTAGTACAAACCGCTGGATCAACTAGCATCGGACGCAGCAAAAATGCTGTTGACGGTTCATCTATTGCTACCACCAACACACTGCCTTTGCGAATCATCGACTTTGTTGATGGCCCAACAAGTGCAGTAGGTGATACCTACACAGATGTAATCGTTAAGTTCAATGTTGGTCACCAGTATTCCAACACCACTGGCGTATAAGGAGAATTAAGCAATGGCTATTTCACGCGCACAGATGCTTAAGGAACTCCTGCCCGGGCTAAATGCCTTGTTTGGTTTGGAGTACGAAAAGTATGAAGACGAGCACGAAATGATTTATGAGACGGAATCGTCTGAGCGATCATTTGAAGAAGAAGTGAAGTTGAGTGGCTTTGGTGCCGCACCTGTTAAAGCTGAAGGTGCAGCTATTAGCTATGATTCAGCACAGGAATCTTTCACTGCTCGATACAACCACGAAACAATCGCAATGGGCTTCTCAATCACTGAGGAAGCAATGGAAGATAACCTGTATGACTCTTTGTCTGCACGTTACACCAAAGCTCTAGCTCGCGGTATGGCATACACCAAGCAGGTTAAAGCAGCGAACCCATTGAACAATGGCTTCACTTCTTACAACTCTGGCGATGGTGTTACCCTGTTTTCTGCCAGCCACCCGCTGGTAAACGGTGGTACAAATGCTAACCGTCCTACGGTAGGTGCTGACTTAAACGAGACTTCATTAGAGAACGCAATCATTGAGATTGCTGCTTTCACTGATGAGCGTGGCTTGTTGATCGCAGCTCGACCACAGCGATTGATCGTTCCGCCCGCGTTGATGTTTACAGCAGAGCGTCTGCTTGAAACAACTCAGCGTGTTGCTACAGCAGATAATGATATCAACGCAATCCGCAACATGGGTGCAATCCCCGGCGGATACTCAGTCAACCACTACTTGACTGATAGCAATGCGTTCTTCCTCATTACTGACGTACCAAACGGCATGAAGCACTTCCAGCGTACTGCGATGGAAACTTCAATGGATGGAGACTTCGACACTGGCAACGTTCGCTACAAGGCTCGTGAGCGTTACAGCTTCGGTGTTTCAGATCCTCTCGGCATTTACGGATCGCCCGGAGCATCCTAAACTAAAGGGGCTTCGGCCCCTTTTTATTCTATTCCCCTGACAGCAACAATGCTGACACTTGCCACGACAGGAGATTGACATGGCTAACACAACTTTTACAGGACCTGTTCGGTCCGAAAACGGTTTCCAAGTTGTATCAAAAGGTGCAACAAGCGGAGCTATATCTACATCTTTTACTTTTAATTCATCTGGCGTTCAGGTTTCCCCAGTTTTATTGACCGATGCAGACGTAACATTGTCTGGAGCGGTGTATGGTGGTCGAGTTATCGTTGTTCCTGCGGTTACTGCAGACCGCACAGTTACACTTCCTGATCCTTCTGCCGGTCTGTATTTTAAATTGATTTACGGTGGCGCGGCTGAAGAAACAGAAAACCTGATTATTGATGCGGGATCTGATACAAACTTCTTTATTGGCGGTCTCCAGCATCTTGATACAAACGCGGACAACGTGTCTGTATACGCGGACGGAAACTCAAACTCTATTCTTACCTTGACAGACTTTGGCATCATGGAAATTAACATCCTCGCCAAAGATGACACCAACTGGTATGTTTGGGGCAATATTGTTTCTGCTACTGCACCAGCGTTTTCTGATCAGCCATAATGATTGGGGCGAAAGCCCCTTTTATAAAGGAGAATTTTTGTGAACAGTTTATCTCAGGTATTTCAAGTCAGTAAGCGCGAAAGCGGATTTGCTGTTCTTGGTCCTCACCGACTTAAAGAGTTTTCAATTATTGGCACTGCCAGTGAGGGAAAGCTTACAGTGTACGACACTGATACAGCTCCAGTAGCTGGAACCTATGCTCAATCTGGAACAACTGTAACTGTAACAGATACAGGTCACGGCTTGGCCACAGACGATGTTGTTGGAATTTGTTTTGCATCAGGAACAGGTGGAACAGCGACATCTGGCAACTATTCAATTACTGTAGTAGATGCCAACACATTTACAATTACTATGTTGAATTCTGACACCATTACTGGCACCCCGGCTTGCAACTATGTAGCAAACAGTGGCGCAAACCAAGTCAAACCAAAAAGATGGCTTATGTGTAAAGGTGTTGCGGCAGGAGATTCTTTTGCTAACGTTTTTGCCATCCCTAATAGCGGCATTATTGTTAAGCGGGGCGTATACTTTTTAATGTCGAACCTTTTAGAAGCGGACATGTTTTTCGAGTAATGGCTGACAAGAAAACATCCAAGTCCACGGTTAACAAGGCAGGCAACTACACTAAGCCCACTATGAGAAAATCTTTATTTAACAAGATTAAAGCTGGTGGAAAGGGCGGTAAGCCCGGCCAGTGGAGCGCGAGAAAAGCTCAGATGTTGGCTAAAGAGTACAAAGCTAAAGGTGGAGGCTACAAAGACTAATGCCTTTAAAATCTCCCCAGAAAAGTCTTAAGAAGTGGACTGACCAGAAGTGGACAACAAAGTCCGGCAAGCCATCCACTCAAGGCTCCAAGGCGACCGGCGAAAGATATCTTCCAGAGAAGGCTATTAAGTCTTTATCTTCTTCTGAGTACGCAGCAACAACAAAGAAGAAGAGAGAAGACACCAAGAAGGGCAAGCAGCATTCGTCTCAGCCAAAGAAGGTCGCGAAGAAAACAGCGAGGCATAGAAAGTAATGGCTGAAAAAAAAGATTCAAGACTTACCCGCGCTGGGGTTAGTGGATACAACAAGCCAAAGCGAACTCCAGATCATCCAAAGAAATCGCATGTTGTTGTTGCGAAAGAGGGCGACAAGGTTAAGACTATTCGTTTTGGGGAGCAAGGTGCCAAAACAGCGGGCAAACCAAAAGCGGGCGAGTCAGACAAAATGAAGAAGAAACGAGCATCATTTAAGGCTAGACACGCGAAGAATATCAAGAAGGGAAAGATGAGTGCGGCGTACTGGGCTGACAAGGCGAAGTGGTAATGATCAGCAGAGCGCAAACTGGAAAAGAAATAAACAAGGCACCCGGTTCAAGAAAAAAAGCCAAGGTGTCTAAAGTAATGAAAGAGTTCAAACAGGGCAAGTTAAAGTCCGGCGGATCTGGTAAGACTGTAAAGAAAAAAGATCAAGCTATTGCAATAGCATTGTCAGAGGCAGGCATTTCAAAACGAGGAAAACGTAATGGGAAAAAATGAAAAAAGCTTATTGAGCGCGATTAGCCCTCTTTATGCAGCGAGCCAAGGGAATATACCCGGAATACTTGGTGTTGGCATGTCTGTTATGGAAGATAGAAAAGACAAAAAAGAAGAAGAGAAAATGCTTAGAGGTCAGACAACATCTCAAGAGCGAGATGCAGCTGGTAAGGCTATTCAAATGAAAACAGGTGGACGAGTTAAGTCTATTGACGGCTGTGCTACCAGAGGCAAAACAAAAGGTAGAGTTCGCTAATGGCAACCAGTGGGACGTATGCATTTAATCTAGACCTATCAGAGGCAATAGAAGAGGCTTTTGAAAGAGCTGGCCTTGAGCTTCGTAGTGGTTACGATTATAAGACGGCCCGCCGTAGCATTGATTTGTTGATGCTTGAGTGGCAAAACAAGGGTTTAAACTTGTGGACGGTAAAGGAGGGAACTCAGGTTCTCACCCCCGGCACAGGTAACTATGACCTTGATCCTCAAGTATTTGATATTGTTGATGCGTACCTTAGAACAGATGCAGGCGACACTAATGGTCAGTTTGACCAAAGCATGACCCGAATTTCAGTTAGTCAGTACGCGCACCTATCAAACAAGCTAACCCAGTCTAAGCC